ACGCAGGAGCTATGGCGGCGCCCGCCATCGCGCAACTATGACGATTCGCCATACAAGGCGCAGATCAAATCGTTCCTGGCTGACGTGGACAACGCGGGGACCGATATGGATTCGTTCATGGAGCGAGTCACCCGCCGGATGCACATCAACGGCGTTGACGTGCTGGTCGAGAAGGACCGGCAAGGCTTCGAGCCGCTCACCCGCGCTGACGAAGCGTCCAAGCCCTACGTGCAGATATTCAGCCCGCTCGACCGTTACGATTGGTCGTGCGACCACGCGGACAAATACTGGTACGCTCGATATGCACTCGGCGCGGCGGCATGCAAGGACGAAATGGGCGGGGGCGAAGAGGGCGAGTACTACCTGACGTACACGCGCGACGCTTGGCGACTGTACCGTCAGACCACAGAACAGAAAGAGCGCAAATCAGAGATAGTCGCCGAAGGTGCGCATCGCATGGGCAAGGTGCCTGTAGTCCAGGTGTACTGGGCGAAGTCTACGCAGGACGATTTGCCCGGCGTCGCGCTGTCTCTGATGTCCAAGCTCTCGCCAATATCGGAGTTCATGCTGTCGCTGGTCTCGCAGGGCCAATTGGACCTGATTATGTGCATCGCGTTTTTCAAGGCTATCGGTATTCCCCCGGACCACGCGCCGAATGCCATTGGCGTTGGCAGCGTTGTCACTATCGATGCGCCAGACGGCGATTTCGGGCCGGTATTCACCGATGTAAAGCACATCGTCGAGAAGCGCGAGTGGCTTGACATGCTGTCGATGGCGCAGTTGCGAATCGGCAAGGTGCTGGGTTTGGCGGCGAACCTGGAGGGCCGGGCGCAGTCCGGCGTGCAGGTGGCGATGGAGGCCAGCCCGCTACACTCGGAACTGATGGCCACCGCGGGCAACCTGGAACGATGTGAGGCAGAGATTGTGCGTCTGGCGGTGTCGCGCATACAGGGCGAGCCTATCCCGCTGGACCAATTGGGATACTCGGTCGAATACAACAAGCGGTACACACTACAATCGGCGCGCGACCTGATCGAGCAGGTATCGATGCTCATGGGCGCCAACGGCGTGGACGAACTGCCCGCCGTCGCGAAGCTGTACTGGCGGAAGTTGGTTGACGCTGCGATCCGGCCCGGCTCGAAGGAATACGACGAGGCGGTCGAGGAGATCGATAGCCTGAAACTGGACGGTATAGCTGCGGGGCTGAAGGACGACGAGGCGGATGAAGAGGACACCCCTGAAGACGAAGATGAAACTGTCTGACGCGCGGAAGGCGGTCAAGTGGTTTCTGCGGCAGTTTGGCATGGAAAGCTGGAACGTTACTCTCTTTTTCGACGATCCTCCAGAGGGCCTGGTAGGCGATTTGGCGCCTGTTGAGCAGGGGAAGTATTATGGGCTTGCCGGGCCTGACACAAACAACCGGCAGGCGCATATTTGGTTAAACCGGGAACCGCACGCCGACGGCACAGACATGTTGGCGACACTATTCCACGAATTGATGCACGTTTATCTCGCTCACATGGCGACTGAGTGGGGAATTTACGAGGAATGGCACGTTATCCAGTGGTCCGGGATACTCGCCGCGCGCTACCGCGAGATACTACGTGCCTGACACCGAAGAAATCAGAACCAAGGCCCGCATCGTCGCCGCCGTCAAGCTCAAGCGCGAAGTGCTCGAAGGTGTCCGCCAGCAGCAGGACATCGTAAGCCTCGTATCGCGATACGCGCGTGAGTCGCTATTCCGGCACGATGACCGCGAAGTCGCCAAGCTCAAGAAGCGAATCAAGACGTTGATGCGGAGGAAGTACTTCCCCGCCGCCGAACATTCCGGGCGCAAGTCCGCCGGCCCGGTCCTGGAATCGCTCGGCAGGAACCCGACTCCGCACCTAGCAGGCTCCGCCAAGAGGTTCCTGTCGTCGTACAAGTCGGCGAACCTCAAATGGTTCCTGGCGAAGATGGAAGTTGCTGGAGGCGAACTGTCCGGCGAGATCAAAGCCGAGTTCGCCCGGTCCGCGCGTGACAGCATCGCCCGAAAGACGATGGTGGAGCGCATGACCGCCGCCGCGCGCGAGGAAATGGCGGAACTGAAAATCAAGCGAGCGGCGCTGGTCAAGGCGCAGAAGGCTCTGGCGGAAGCGGAGTCGACCGGCAAGATATCGCTGATTCGACAGGCCCGCAAGGCGCGAACCAAGGCACGGTCCGCAGTCAATCGCGTGGCGTCGCCGCTCGCCCGATTCGAGAACAAGGTGCAGGCCGCGGCGCGCGATACTATCCGCCGACAAGCGCAGCGGTCTCAGTTGGCGATGTACCGGCAGACCGGCTACGCGATGTACTCGTGGGTTGCGGTCAACGGGTCAATGGCGTGTCCTGATTGCCTCGACCTGCACGGCGAAACGCGGTCTATCAGTGCGTGGCGGGGCATGCAGCCGGGCGACGGGCACACGCGATGCGGTAGCTCGTGCATGTGCGAACTGGTGCCCGACGAGTTCACGCGGGACAACGAGCAGGTAACGGGGCCGATCAATCCGTATTTGGATGTGTGATTATGAACCGTAGACAGCTACTTAAGCGGGTTGGTATTGGAGCCGCTGCTATTCCGCTTGGGGTCGGTGCCGCGGTCAGCAATACCAGGCCCAAACGCCCCACAACTACGAACCCGCTTGAGGGCGGAACGTATACTCGTTGCGATACGAAGGGGCATTTACTCGATATAGTCGAGGACCACGGCCAGCCGTTACCGGACTGGGCGCAGGCGATGAAGGATGAGCCGCGACCGGTCGAGAGGCGGAAACCGCAACAATGCCACGGTATGGCGTTTCTGCTCGGTGGATGATTATGCACCCGCTCCAACAGTGGCAGCAGAACCTACAAAGGCTGTCGCACCACCCGCGCGGCGGTGAAGGCTGGGATCTTTCCAGGAGCTTCAGCCACTCGAAGCCTAGCCGTCGCGGGGTGGGTCATCTCACCCGCCATGCGCGGGAAGAGTGATAGCCTTCGTCAACACGGCGAGGGCGGTTTGGGGCTTTGCGTGTTGTGCCCCGGCGGAATCGCAGGCCGCCACGAAACAACTCGCCATATCGCGGAGTAGAGCAGTTGGTAGCTCGGGAGGCCCATAACCTCCAGGTCGCGGGTTCGAGTCCCGCCTCCGCTAATGGAAGTCTCAACCACCCCAACAGCAGCCCAGTCGGGCGAGCCGCTCCAGCCGGAGCACAGCAGGCCAGTCGGCCAAAGGGAGTACCCATGTCAGACGAATCCACAGAAACGCAGGAGCAGGAAACGCAAGAGCAGACCACGGAACAGGAGCAGACCACAGAGCAGCAGTCTACGGAACTCACGGACGCCCAGAAAAAGGACATCCGGGAGAAAAAGAACGCCCTGCAGCGCGCCCGCGACGCCGAGAAACGCGCCAAGGATGCGGAAGCCAGGCTACAGGAACTGCTGGATGCGGCTGCGGCAGACGAGGCCGCGAAGCAGCAGAGCACCTTGCAGGAAAAGGGCAAGTACGACGAGGCTCTGGCCAAGGTCAAGGAATCTCACGCAAACGCACTGGCTGAAAGAGATGTGGAACTGAGCACCATGAAGGCTGCGATGCAGCGGGAGTTCGGAACCAATAAGCTCCAGGCGGCACTGGGCAAGGCGGGCGTGAAGCCCGAACTCATCGCCCAGGCTGCAACACTTCTGGACGGTCGAATCAAAGTGGAACTGTCTGACGGGAAACCCATCATAACGGCGCTTGACGATGATGGCGGTGATATGTTCACCGAAGAGGGTGACGCCGCGACTATCGCGGACCTCGCGTCAGATTTCGTCAAGCGAAACGCGCACTTCCTGCCGCCAAGCGGCGATACGGGAAGCGGCGCAATCAAGGGCGGACCCGGGGGCGTCACTATCGATCAACTCGACGCGGACCCGGAAGCCAAAGTCAAATTCATCGAAAAGAACGGTCAGGCGGCATATCTCAAACTCGCCAGGGCCAAGAGGAAGTAAATCATGGGTGTACGTTCCACAAATCTAATCATTCCCGAAGTCACCACGGCTGAGGGGCTTCGTGTCCTCCAGGAGAACGTGGACGTTTTTAACAGCGCCTCCAACGGCGCTATCGTTGTCGATTTCGACAAGACATACCTTGAGGCCAACGGCGGCGATCACATCGAGCCGATTGCGTTCGCGAGGCCGTCCGATGTCGACCTGCACGTCGACGAGGCGGACCCCACCGCATCGACTACGTTCGCTACCCTGGCGCACGCCAAGGGCGCGACGGTGCATCAGTCCAGGCGTGGCGGGCTGCAGTACACCCGCGACGAACTGATGAGGGGCAAGTTCACCAAGGCCGATTATTCGCTGGCGCTGGGTACGGCGATGGCGGAGGCCCGGCTTGTCGCGCTGCGCGATTGCCTGCTCGGCATGGGCGTCGCGGCTGTCGATAGCATGGATTCGCCTTCGGCGTACTGCCACCTGATCGACGTGGACCGCGGCAGCACGGCAGGGTCAAAGGTCAAGTTCACATATTCGCGGCTCAATACTCTGCTCAGCAAGATGGGCGACGCCCGCGACAAGATCGAGGCGATTTTCATGCACTCGGCGGTCGCGCACGACCTCATCGCCGACGGGCTGAACAACTACCCGTGCGACAAGGTCGCCGGTATGCTCGTCTACCGCGACATTCCCGCCGCGATGGGCCGCAGTCTGATTATCGTGGACAGCACGGAACTCTACTCCGCGCTGGATAGCTCGTACTACACCGAGTATTACGTGCTGGGTCTGGCCAAGGGCGCGCTGAGGGCGACTATCATCAGCGAAGACCCGGTGGACCAGGACACGGTTATCACCACGGAGGTCAAATACTGGCAGTTCCGGCAGGACTACGATGTCGACTTCTCCGTTCAGGGCATGAAGTGGACGGCTGCGGGCACGAACGTCAACCCGAACGATGCCGAACTCAAGACCGCCGCGCGATGGGATACGAACTATTCCGATCACCGCGAAGCCGGTCTGATCAAGGGCATCTACAACGCCACCTAACGCCATATGATCCTTCCACCTTCAGGATTCCGCGCGGTCATTGTGGGTAACGGCTCGACCGTTGACGCGATGCCGCCGGAGTTCTGGGGGAGGGCGGACACGCTTTACATCGGCACGAACCGGGCGCTTGCGATGGTGGCGCTACAATGCGTCCGGCTCGATGCCGTTGTTTTGCGGGACCGGTGCCCGTGCCTGTGGGCGAAGCCTGCGGTGGGCGTTCGATACCATGAGCAGTTGTGGAAGCCCGCGACGTGCTACAAGGTCGGACCGTCCGATCGGCGGCACACCCATTGCAACGAGTTCGTTCGCCAGGAACCCGGTTGGCAGTTCGCAGCGAACCGGGACCGGAACCACGAATCCGCGGTGATGAAGAACTCGACCGTTATTGTTATGGCGGCGAACGTCGCGTGGCACTGGGGCGTTCGGGACTTCGAGCTTGTGGGCGTGGACTATTGCGGGCGCCATGCCGCTATGATA